AATGCATTGGTTAGGAGGTTCAAATTTTCCAACTGCTAATTATTCTATGAAAGGTTACATATCTAATTGTGCTATATATAATAGAGTATTATCTTCTTCAGAAATTGTAAAAAACTATAATGCACTAAAGACAAGATTTAGTTTATAACTTTATTAATTAATTTTTAAATATTTATAAATAAAATAATATGCGTTTACCTTTTAGTAATAGATATTTTATGATATTTGATGTTTCTGAAATTGGAAATGTTAATTTTAATCAAGTATTAGAAACATCACCTGAAACAGTAAGATTAAACCTTGCTGGTTCTCAAACATTTGTAAAATGGGAAGGAGAAACTATACCTTCTTCTATAGATGCTTTAACAACTAAAGAAGGCCCATACACATATGAACAAATTTTAAATATTTTAACGGGTTCTGCCTGGGCTTCAAATAATTTACGATAAATGAGCAAAGTACAAGGAGGTATTAATCAAATAGTTACTGATGGTTTAGTATTTTATATAGATGCTGCTAACCATAAATCATATATCTCTGGAAGTGGAGACACTTCAGATTCTACCACTTATAGTTTAATAAACAATATAACAGGTAGTGTAAGTAGTTCAGTAATTTATGATACTGATAATCTTGGTTCTTGGAGGTTAGATGAAATTGGAAAGATAAATTGTCAAGACCCATACCCTACCACATATTCAAATTTATCCTTTGCATGTTGGGTTTATGTATGGAATTTAAATGTTAGTGGTGCTCCGTATGGTGATAATAATGATTTAGTTTCTAAATGGGATGTTTCCTCTTCTGAAAAAGTATTTAGATTACAAATCCAAGGAACTTCCATTACCCAAGGTTCTCCTAAAATAATTATTAGTGCTGATGGAGGCACAGACACTGCTACTTTTACCCACTCAGATAGAGTTGAAAAAGGAAATTGGTATTATATAGTAGGAACACATGATAATATTGCTCAAAAAATTGGAATTTCTGTTAATGGTAATCCATTTGAAATAACTGATTACTCAAGTGGAGCAAAAATAGCCCCAAACCAAGTTAAAATAGGAGGTATAAATGATGAAAATAGTTGGGGAGGTAAAATAGCTTGCGTACAATTATATAGTAAACCTCTAAGTGATGAAGAGGCATTACAAAATTATAACTCATTAAAACATCGATTTAATTTATAAAAATAAAAGATATGTCAATTGTTACAAATAAAGAAGAAAAAAAGTTTTTAACAGAAGAAGAATTAAAAACACTTAAAAAAATTCAAACCCAAACTCAAGCATTGATAGTTGAGTTAGGTGAAATTGAAATCACAAAACTTCAACTTGAAGACCGTAAAGAAAAAAGTAAAGATTTTTTAAAAAGTTTATTACATAAAGAAAAACAACTCACAGATTCTGTTTTTGAAAAATATGGAGAATCATCTATTAACCCAGAAACAGGAGAAATTATTAAACAAAATTAATTTAGATAAAAAAATATATATTTATAACAAAATAATCTATTAACAAATGGCAGAAACTATTGTATCACCTGGGGTATTAGCTAGAGAGAATGACCAATCTTTTATCACAGAACAACCTATTCAAGCGGGAGCAGCCATAATAGGCCCAACAGTAAAAGGAAAAGTTGGTATTCCTACATTATGTACTACTTATAGTGATTACTTAAGCAAATATGGATCTACCTTTTTAAGTGGTAGCCAAACATACTCATATTTTACATCACTTTCAGCATATAATTATTTTCAAAATGGTGGAACTTCTTTATTAGTTACACGTGTAGTAAGTGGGTCATTTACCCCTGCAACATCCTCTCGTATTCCAACCTCAGAAGCAGATACACAAGCTACATCAAATATTGATTTAACATTTATTTCTGCATCAGTGGCACAATCTGTATCTGGATCTGGAACATTTGGTATAAATGGTATTACATTATTTTATACAGGATCTGATGAGGTAAATACATCTACACAAATTAATATTAATACCTCATCTTTTGTTGCTTCTACCGTTGCTGATTATGTAGCAACTTCTTCTGCAATATTAGCAGTAAGTAACTCTATATCACCTTATAATTCTTCCCTACAGTTTATTTCTGCTTCTGATAGTGCACCTAATTTAGTTCTTACCTATACAGGACCCAATGGTTTAGAAGGTAATAACCAATATTATACATCAGGAAGTACAAACTATAATTTTGGTGGTGGTACCAACACAGAAGTGTTGGTATTAGAAACACTTACTGAAGGTGAAATAATGAATAGTGATGGAACTTTAGATGCTAGTGGAAATTTAGTAAATGGTACTAAAGATAACATTAGATGGCAAGTTACTAATACAAATGTAAATAATGGTACTTTTGAATTAGTAGTTAGAAGAGGAGATGATACTACAATTTCTCCTATAGTATTAGAAACTTGGAGTAATTTATCTTTAGATCCTGAAGTTCCTAATTATATTGAAAGAGTAATTGGAAACCAAGTTGAAAGTATAACTAGTGATAATGGAGAACATTTTATAAATTTAGTAGGAGAATATCCAAATCAATCTAGATATATTAGGGTAAAAAAAGTTAACACTCTTACTCCTAACTATTTTGATAATAATGGAGACCCAAAATCACAATTTACAGGATCTTTACCTACTACATCAAGTGGTGCTTTTGGTGCAGCTGATGGTACTAATATACCTGGAGTTGAAGGTAAATATTATGAAAACATAACAAATGATAATATTCAAGGACTTGAAGCCTCAGATTATTCTACTGCTATTTCTTTATTGAAAAATAAAGATTCTTATCAATATAATTTTATAACAATACCAGGATTAATAGCAGATGGGACTAACTTTTCTTCTCATTCTTCTGTTATATCTCAATTAATTGCAAATATTGAAAATAGAGGAGATACAATGCTAATTTTAGATCTTGTAGGATATGGATCTAATATTTTACCTGTAACTACAAATGCTATAGCATACGATACTTCATATGCTGCTTCTTATTGGCCTTGGGTTAAAACAATTGACCCTAATACTTCTAAACAAGTATGGGTCCCAGCTTCAACTATGATTCCTGGAGTATATGCTTTTAATGATTCAACTTCTGAACCTTGGTTTGCACCTGCAGGTACAAATAGAGGAGTAATAGCAACTGCTATTAGAGCTGAAAGAAACTTAACTCAAGGAAATAGAGATTTATTATATGAAAATAAAGTAAATTCTATAGCAACTTTCCCAAATAGTGGTGTTACAGTATTTGGACAAAAAACACTTCAAAAAAGAAAAAGTTCACTAGATAGAGTAAATGTAAGACGATTATTAATTGAGTTAAAATCATTTATTTCTCAAGTAGCTGATACTTTAGTATTTGAACAAAATACAGAAGTTACAAGAAATACTTTTTTATCTCAAGTAAATCCCTATTTAGCTTCTGTTCAACAAAGACAAGGCTTACAAGATTTTAAAGTAGTAATGGATGATTCAAATAATACTCCTACTGTAATAGATAATAACCAATTAGTAGGACAGATTTTTATCCAACCAACAAGAACCGCAGAATTCATAATATTAGACTTTAATGTATTACCAACTGGTGCAACATTTCCTTCTTAGTAATGATATTTTAAAAAAATGATTAATATTTATAATAAAAAATAGAAAATGGCAAATTTTACAATCTCTCCTGGAGTTTCACTAAACGAAATAGATAATACATTTCTCACAGGCCAACCAGTTCAAGCAGGTGCTGCAATTGTAGGCCCTGCTGTTAAAGGACCTATAAATGTTCCTACATTATGTACTACATATTCCGATTACGTAAATCGTTTTGGTGATACTTTAATTAGTGGAAGTCAATTATATTCCTTTTTCACCTCCATCTCAGCATATAACTATTTTCAAAATGGTGGAAATTCTTTACTAGTTACCAGAGTAGCAAGTGGTTCATACACTTCTGCAACGTCTTCTGTTATTGAAAATTCAAATACATCTTCTTCTTTTACATTAGAAACAATTTCTGAAGGAGTTATTATGAATAGTACTTCATCTGAAGGAACAGGTGGTGTTTTACCTTCCGGTTCAAAAGATAATATAAGATGGGAAATTGTAAGTGCCAATACTTCTTCAGGTAATTTTACTTTAGTTATTAGACAAGGAAATGATAGAGCAAATAAAAAGGTAAATCTTGAAACTTATGCTAATATTAATTTAGATCCTAATTCCCCAAGATTTATTTCTAAAATGATTGGAGATATTAAACAAAACTATAACTCAGTAAATGAGCAATTAGAAATTTCAGGATCATATTCAAATTCTTCTCGTTTAGTTAGAGTTAAATCTGTAAACACACCAACACCTAATTATTTAGACGCAGGTGGAGTAGCAAAAGCTGAATATACAGGATCTATTCCTCTTGTAGGAAGTGGTTCATTTGGTTCTGCTACTGGTGATTTAGGTGCAGGTACTAATTTTTATGGTGATATTACAGCAGGTAATACTCAAGGAGTTTCAGCTAGTAATTATAGTGATGCTTTAAATATCCTTAAAAATTCTGAAGCATTTAAATATAATGTTCTTTCAGTACCTGGATTAACAGATGATTTACATGGTTCTACTATATCTACTTTAATTACAAATACACAAGATCGAGGAGATAATATATTAATTTTTGATTTAGTTTCTTACGGTTCAACTTTAACTAATGTTGTAAACCAAGCTTCAACAAGAGATACATCATATGGAGCTTCATATTGGCCATGGGTTTACTATTTAGACCCAGGTACAGGTAAAAGTGTTTGGATCCCAGCTTCAACATTAATTCCAGGTGTATATGCAAAAACTGATACACAAGCTGCCCCTTGGTTTGCACCAGCAGGTATTAATAGAGGTGGGCTAAATGGTGTGTTAAGAACTGAATTTAAATTACCTCAATCTAACAGAGATACTTTATATGAAGCAAATATTAACCCATTAGCAACACTACCAAGAACAGGTGTTGTAGTATTTGGACAAAAAACACTTCAAAAAGATGCTTCAGCATTAGATAGAGTAAACGTAAGACGATTATTAATCGCATTAAAAAACCATATACGACAAATATCAGATACTTTAGTATTTGAACAAAATACAGCAACAACAAGAAATAGTTTCTTATCTAGAGTAACTCCATATTTAGAAACAGTACAACAAAAACAAGGTTTATATGCCTTTAAAGTAGTAATGGATGATTCTAATAATGGACCTGATGTTATTGATAGAAATCAATTGATTGGACAAGTATTTATCCAACCAACAAGAACAGCAGAATTTGTTTCAGTAGATTTTGTTTTACTACCTACTGGAGCTGAATTCCCTGCATAAAAATTAAAAAATTAGATATTTATAATAGAACAAAAATAAAATAACAAAATGGCAATTTTAAATCCTAACGAAATTTTCTTTACAGCATTTGAACCAAAACAAACAAATAGGTTTATTCTTTATATGGATGGTATCCCATCATTCCTAGTTAAAGGAGTAGGAGCAATTTCTCTACAACAAAATGCAGTAGCACTTAATCATATTAATGTACAACGTTATGTAAAAGGTAAAACCATTTGGCAAACGATTTCAATGACTTTATATGAAGCAATCACTCCTTCTGGAGCCCAATCAGTAATGGAATGGGTACGTTTAGGACATGAGTCCGTAACAGGTAGAGATGGTTATTCTGATTTTTATAAAAAAGATCTTACTTTTAATGTTTTAGGTCCTGTTGGAGATGTTGTTTCAGAATGGGTAATTAAAGGTGCTATGATTACTGAAGCAAGCTTTGGAGATTATAGTTGGGATGATGATGGAACAATTGTTAATTCAACAATTACTGTACAACCAGATTACTGTATATTAAATTACTAAAATTAATTTTAAAATATATTTAAAAGCTCTACTTAATACGTGGAGCTTTTATTTTTCCTTGGTT